ATCTCCAGTTCTGAGGGTGATCGACCGAGAATGTACGAAGCCAGAGGCTGGTGAACGGCCCTGCCCCGCGGATCACGCAGCGCTTGATGTCCTCCTTGTAGTTGGCCCGGATCATGTCTCGTCCGCCGCGCATCTTGCGGTAGAGAAGGGCCTCGCGGTCATATACCGCCTTCTTGTCGTCTTCGAGGTGTTTCCTGGGGCCGCCGTTGGTGTCGCACATCTGGAGCCACTGCTCGTCGCTCATCTCCCCTTCGGTCAGAGGCTTCTTCTCCTTGGGATGCTCGGGAAGGAGTTGTTGCTCCTTGTGCTCGGCGATCAGCGCTGGCACATCCTTGGCACCCACGATAAGTTTCTTGATGACCGCCTTTTTGCCATTGTCGTCCAGCTTGGCAATGGCCAGCATGTCCTCCTGGGTTACCTCACATGAGCCCAGGACGGCCAGGTCGTCCTTCGAGAACGACTTGGCGATCTTGATGTCGGCGTAAGCCTGCGCTTGCTTGACTCCAGTGGCTGCTGCAACCTTAGAGTGAAATGGAATTTGGGTTGGCTCGGCAGCCTTGTTTTCCATTTCACCACCAACTCCAGATTCTGGAGTTGGCGGCTGCGCTGCGACGGCTCCAAGCCGACCGCTGTCGTTCCTTTGTTGGTTTTCGGCGTTTTTCTTGTTGTGGACCTGCTTGTCGGTCAGTCCTCCCTGGTTCTTGATATGGATGTCCAGCCACTTGCGTAGCTGCAGGTGGTAGGTGGGGTGGTCCTTGGCGGCGCGCCGAAAGAGGTTCTCTGCGAGCTGGGCCTGCTCCAATTCCTCGGACTCCATGCCGCTGACAACCTCGCAGCGGACGTCCTTCCAGCCCAGCTTCTTGGCGCAGGTGAGCCGCTTGAGTCCGAAGATCAGCTCGAACTTGCTGTTGTCCTTCTGCTTGACCCAGATGGGCTGAAGCTGGCCCTGCTCCTTCATGGACCAGTACATGTTGGACATGAGGTCGGTCCCCATGTCCAGCTTCTTGCGAATCTCCTTCGGGATGTCGATCTCGTCAACCGAAATCATCACGGCGGTATCAAGTGAGTTCATCGAGATAAATCCTTGAAAGCAGATAATGAGTCTGGGTACACGCCAAGCCTGACACCGAGGGAGCAAAGCGACACCGATGTTCCGTCTTTGTTGTCTCGCAGTATGCCAGAGTCGGCATGAAATGATCCGCTTGGAGTACGATCCTCTCTCCATGGGACATGGCAGGGCAGCCATCCCCTAGGGTTGCGTCCCCCCGTAAATTTGACTCCCCAGGATCTCGCCACCGAGATCTTGTCAATGGAGTCCATGCCATTGGTGCATTGCAATGCCCGCGCCGACGCAGAACTCGTCACAGAGTTAGGCGACAAAGCTGTGGCCGCCGGCAGATCTATTAACCATTTTGGTGCAATTGCCGGCAATTCCATGTTTCTTGGTGAATGGCCGTCAACAAACGTATAGCCCTCACCTTTGCCGTCCAGAGCCGACGGAGGAGCCATGGAAAGTGAGCCATCGCCCAGGATTCTCACCTCTTCGTGAGGTAGCCAGGTTCCCTTGGCTGGATCTTCCGTGCTTCCCCATGTGGACCAAAGTCCCCAAATCATTCTAGACGGAACCCGAACGATTTCAACGGGAATCAGGTAATAATAGTGTCTTCCTCCGCTTGGAGTCTGGACGGTCCACGTCCTGTCGGCTCTGCCGTAGTGCTTGTTCATGTGCGGCCACACCTGGGTGGCCGCGGTGTGTCCGTCGCAATCGACGACGATAATCTTTCGTTCGCCGAAAACTTCGCATCCACACATTAATTGCAGGTTAAGCCAATCTTTATGATCCCACCAGGACTTGTCAAGTGATTGATTCCTAAATTTAGCATAACCGCCCAGGCGGGGGTCCGGCCGCTTGGCGTTGGCGGCGGCCGGAATGGGAGATAGGCCAATTTTTTGGAAGTACCTGGCGGCAGCCAGAACCCGCTCAGAATGGGATGTCATCGTGGCTGGCCGCCTCCTCTTGGGCTTCCGATCCGCCAGGGGAGCCGGCCATCTCGTCAATGAATGGCTTGAACTCGCCCTTGTAGTTCTTGAGCTTCTCGCAGAAGGCGATAATTCTGAGCGAAGTCATCGTCTTCTGTTCGTCGTTGAAGTCCCCGAAGTTCCGCGGCAGCGCCATCTCGGCGGCCATCTTGTTGACGTGGTTAAGTATCTGCGTGCCGAAATGCTCCTCCAGCTTCTTGATCCAGGGGAACAGCCCTCGGCTCACTTTGGGGGCGACGAACAGGTTGAATTCTCCGCCGTTTCCCGAGGGTGAGCCTGCTCCCCTGCTGGATTGGGGCTGGGCATTGCTTCTCTGTGCAGGAGCGCTGCTTGTCTGGCGGCTGCCGCCCGTGCTCGGAGAAGCAATCGAGAGCCCACCCGCGAACTCCGGGACGCCGTCCCCGTAGAGGTATCGGCCGACCCCGAACTTGACGGCCGCTCGCTTGAACGCATCCGAATAGCCACTCTTGTCGTCGTCTCCACTGTCCGCCATGCCGGCATACGCGCCGGCGTCACACTTTGTGATCTGGAACACCTCGCCGCCTTGTCCCTCGAACCTTATGGTCAGGCGGCACAGCACTGAATGCTCTTTGGCCTCGTACTCGTCCCACCAGTTCTGTGGGCCAAGCACGTCGTCGAGTCGGTTCATCGCCGTTCTGGCAGAAATGTGAGCGAAATTTCTGCCGCCTTTGGGCAGCATCTTGATCGACTCGGCAGGGAACGGGGCCGCAAGGGCCGCGAACAGCTCTTGAACATCAGCAGACATAATCTCTCCTGTTGCAAGTGAGTAAGATAGAGGGGGTGCCAAATGGCAGCAGAAAAACTTACGCGAACGAAAGCCGGGAAGTTGCCAGCGACGGTCAAAAAAGCGATCGTCGGCGGCAAATTCAGCCTCGACACCGGCATACTTCTTCAGGACATCATCGAGGCGTGGGGTGGACCACATCGGCTAGCCGCGTCCATGAAAGAGGAATTCGCGAACGCGGCGCCTGGAAGCATGGTGCGTACCCGTACCCTGGAAATGATCCAGCGTCTCGTGGTTCAGTGCACCGCCAACGAGATGACGAACGTGCGGAAGCCGGCCGACCTCTCCAACGAAGAACTGGAGGAGGAGGCCAGGCGGCTCATCGAGAGATTGACGAAAGCCAAGGATGGCCACGCCAAGGAAGCCGAAGTCGAAAACGCCGATTAAGCTGCCGCCGGCCCCTCCGCCTCCCGCCGAGCGGTTCGACAGACCAAAGGGTGGCCCGGCGGCCTACCGCAACTTCTCGGAAGAGGTGGACCGCTGGAAGGGTCAGTGGAAGTCCGTTGGAGCGCCGGGCGACATTTCGATAGACCTGGACGAGTGGGGCGGCATGCCGGAGATCATGCCGGACGTGCCGGACCCCGAGCGAGAATCTCAGCTCACATCCAAGGAGCTGGACAGGCTGCGGGAAATCCTGGTGGAGGCGGCCAGCCGACGCAAGGACGCGCTGAAGCTTTACACGCCTCTGCCGGAGCAGGTGGCCTTCCATTCTTGCAGGTCGGCATTGCGGTTGATCATAGGGGGCAACCGAGGCGGCAAGACTCTGGGCGCGGCGGCCGAGGTGGCGGCGGCTATCACAAACCAGGACCCATACGGGAAATATCCCGATCGCGGCCGCGCGATTTTCGTTGGCAAGGACTTGATCCACTGTAGCAAGGTGATGTACCGGAAGCTGTTCAAGCCGGGCGCCTTCCGCATTATCAGAGATCAAGTCACCGGAGAATGGCGGGCTTGGAACCCTGCCACGGACGCTGACCGAGAATACTTGGCCGAGGATGCGCCGCCGCTGGTCCCATCCCGCTATCTCTCCAAAGACGCCATCTCCTGGGAGAACAAGCGAGAGGAGATTCCAAGGTCCATACGGCTGCCCACAGCGTGGGAATGCACCATGTTCTCGGGAGAAGGCGAGCCTCCCCAGGGCTGGGACGTGGATCTGATCTGGCTTGATGAGGAAATCCCTCATCCAAGGTGGTTTTCCGAGATGATCCCTCGCCTTGTGGACCGCGGTGGCCGGCTGATTTGGTCAGCCACGCCCCAGGCAGGCACTCATCATCTCTACGAATTGAGTGAAAGGGCCGACGACGAGGCCGACGACCCTGACGCGCGTTGTCGAAAGTTCTTCGTAAACATCTTCTCGAACACCTACATCAGCGAAAAGAAGCGGAACGACTTCATAGCCGACCTGGGAGACGACGAAGACGAGATCCGCGTGCGTGTTCACGGTGACTTCGCCCTGGCTGGCATGCGAATCTACCCTGATTTCGCCCCAAAGGGCGCCCACGGCTGCGACCCGTTCATTGTCCCCGAGGAGTGGTGCCGGGTGGTGTCGGTGGACCCAGGGCGGCAGCGCGGAGCGTGCCTTATCGGGGCTATTTCTCCTCCGCATCAACCCGAGTTCGGTGGCCAGGTGGTAATTTATGATGAGCTGTACATCAAGAACTGCAACGCGAAACTGTTCGCGAAGCGGTTAAAGGAAAAACTGGGCCAACAGAATGTGCACTACTGGATCATCGATCACCATGGCGGCCGTTCGACGCAGATTGGTTCGGGGAAGACGGTTGAGTCCGAGTATCGCGAGGCGATGCTGGCTGAAAAGCTGGACTCGAATGGATTCAAGGGCTTCATCTGGGGCAACGACGACCTCGACGGAGGCATCGAGGCTGTTCGCACCAGTCTCCACATCCACGGCGGGCGATGCCGCCTGAAGGTGATGCGGGAAAAGACTCCGTGGCTTATCTGGGAGATGTCGCGGTACTGCAACAAGAAGATCACCGCCCACAACATCGTAACCGACAAGCCAGAGAAGCGGCACGATCACCTTTGTGACGCGCTGCGCTATATCCTGTCGCACCCACTGAGGTACGTTAAGCCACCCCTTGGCAAACAGGGGAAAGAGCGGGCGTGGACCGCAAAGTACCTGGCCAAGAAGAAAGCCAAGGAAAGAGAGTCCTCCCAATGGGGAGGAGGCATTGGGCTTGGGTAAGTTACTGTGTCCCTTTCGACGGAGAATTGTATGAGCGAGACTGGCGAGCGAATGATGCGGTGGTTTGCGTATTCTCATTTGCCTCCGCATTTACAGGAGGCGTCGGCTCCGTTTGGCGAACTGGCGTCTCACATCTGCAACACGATTGACCCAGGCCCAGAACGCACCGTGGCTTTGCGAAAGCTTCTGGAAGCCAAAGATGCGTGTGTTCGCGCAAAACTGAATCCAGGCTGCTGATTCGACGGAGAATTGTATGAGCGAAGCTGCAAAACTGGCGTCTTCCCAGGACTATGTGATGCCCAAGCCGCACCTGGGCCTGGCGCTGTGGAAGTTCAGCCCTTCGTCAACCGAGTACGCGGTCGGGGTCATCACCAAGATTGGCGATCGCGCCGTAAACATGACCGTTTACGCCGATGGCTTCGTTAAGCCGATCGTGAAAACGGGCGTCCGACACGTCTCCGACCCAGGGTTCAGCAAGCTGATGCCATCCGCGCAGGACCAGGGCGTGTGGGATTACACCGACTCGGACAAGATGCTACTGGAGCTGCAAGCGTGATCATTGGATTCGGCACCCGAGACTGGGACGCTGTTTTAAGTCGCATTGATGCGATGCCGTGCAACAGGGAGTGCAAGGATACCACGAAAGCAACGGTTTTAGAGCTGATGGACCACTTCAGGGAAATCGATGAAGACGTTCGCGGGTGGACTCGCGTGACGGCCGTTCAGGACACAGCTCTGTCCAAGCTCAGGGAAGCGCAATTCTGGATCATAGCCGCATTCATGGACTGAGAGAAAGATGGATCTCTACCTGCCATCAGAAATTGACCCCACGCTGACGCAGCTCGCGAAGCAGTGGTCCGCGCGCATCGAGCAGGCCAGGCAGCACAAGGAGTTCGTTTTCGGTGCCAATGCCCGCGAGATGATGCAGTATTACTCCGGCCCGCGATCGTGGGACGAGCTGATGGGCAAGCACAACACTGACGAGGAGGTCTGGCAGGACACGCAGTTCAAGATGCATGTCAACAAGGCTTACGAGTTCGTGAGCCTGTTTGGCCCCGCACTCTACTACGACAACCCCGTGCGCACAGTGAAGCCGCGGGCCCCCCTCCAGGTGCCAGGCAATTTCTTCCAGAACCCCGTCGAGTTCCAGGCCATTGCCCAGCAAGAGCAGATTCGCGTGGCCATTGACGGCATGCGCTCCGTGCTGCTGGAGGGATACCTGAACTGGACTCCGCATGAGTTCAAACTGGAGAAGGAGAGCCGGCTGGCGATCGATGAGTCGTTAATCAAGGGCCGCGGACTCCTTTGGACCGAGCTTGTTCAGTCTCCAGACGGAGGCCAGCGGTCCATCACCTCGCGGTGGGGCAGCGTGGATGAGCTGCTGATTGACCCGGATGCCCCGTCGCTAGACAAAGCGAAGTGGATTGCTCGCTCCATCGTCCATCCGGTGTGGCAGGTCGAGCGGGACTACGGGCTGCGACGCGGCAGCTTGAAGGGGAATCTTGAGTCGATGTCCATTCAGGGCGACATCCTCAGCGATCCCGATCTTCAGTACGACCGAAAGAGAGGGATCACCAATGATCTCATGCGATACTATCTGGTTTATAGCAAAATGGGTATTGGGGCGCGTCTTCCGGGGATGGACCCTAGCTGGCGTGGGCCACTCGATGACCTGTTTGGCGATTATTGTTTTCTGGTTATTGGCCCGTCCGTCGCATTCCCGCTGAACCTGCATCCAGACCTGTGCAACGACCCCAATCGGTTCCAGGACGTCAAGAGGAGTGCGCAGTGGCCGATACCTCTGTGGGCGGGCAGGGGCGATTGGTGGCCCTGCACGGCTCTGGACTTCCACTCGATGTTCAATTCGCCGTGGCCCATGCCCTGCTTGCTGGCCGCGAAAGGCGAGATGCGCTTTCTCAACTGGGTGATGTCGTTCCTTGCTGGGCATATCAGGAACACCACGCGCGATTTCATCGCCATCAAGAAGAGTTTGCCCGAGGAGCTGAAGGCCACGCTCTTGGGCGGCAAAGACCTGGAGCTGATCGAGATCGATCATGAGCACGGTCTGATTGGCGAGTGCGTACAGTTTCTTCAGCATCCGCAGGCCAACGGGGATGTGTGGGAATTCATCGAGAAGGTTGAGAGAAACTTTGATAAGAGGGTGGGCCTGAATGAGCTTCTGTATGGCGGAAGTGCTGGTGATACCCAGCCTCGTTCGGCGGCCGAATCCAACATCAAGAATGAATCATCCCAGATTCGCCCCGAGGACATGGCGACGGTCGTGGAGAGGTGGCAGAGCGACATCGCCGCTAAGGAAGCCGCCGCTGCACGTTACTGTCTGACGAGCCTGGACATCTATCAGCCCCTCGGCATGATGGCGGCCAGCCAGTGGGACACCTATGTGTTCACCGCCGACATGGCGACCGCTTATCACCAGCTCGACTACCGAATTGAGGCGGGCAGCACGCGGCGTCCAAATAAGGACTTCGAGGTCCGCCAGATGACGGACGCTCTACAGAACCTGGCCCCGATCCTGCAAACCTACGCCCAGACGACCGGTGATCTATCGCCCCTCAACAACCTCCTGGCCGACTACGCCAGGAGCAGGGACCTCGACGCCAACCGCTACCAGCTCAGGATGGCACCTCTGGCGCCCCTGCTGCCGCCCAGCGCGCCTGGCAATCCTACTCCCGAGGGTAATCTGTCCGTGCCGCCGGCCAGTGGCCAGGAGGTTCTAGGATGAGCCAGGAACTGACTGTCGGTGTTCCCGGGCACATGTTCGACACCTATCCGGTGGTGAAGCTGATCGGCACCGACGTGACCGTGGAGTTCAAGGACGCCGCCCAGGCGCAGGCGTACTGGCGTGCGATCGTGGACAGCATGGCCGCGTACTACGTGGCCAGCGGGCAGGCCGTCAATGGCCAGGTGGTGACGGGATGACCATGGAATACCTTGGATCACTCCACGCCAGGGGATTCTCGGTCTGCGGCGAAGAGACGCGAGGCCGCGTGGCTTCCATTCCAGGCGGATTCGAGGGTCTGGCGGAGTGGGAAGACGAGCTTGAGTCGTACCGTGAGACGCCACGCGAACAGCGTATAGCTTACGAGAGGCTAATGAAAGGAGATGAGCCGTGCCGTACAAGATCAGCAAGACAAGCTCGGGGTACAAGGTGACGTCGCCCAGTCATCCCGGCGGCTTCTCCAAGAAGCCCCAGTCCAAGGAAAAGGCGGAGGCCCAGAGGCGGGCAATCGAGGCCAACACGAAGGGCAAAGAAAAGAAATGATGCTCCGACTTGACCCACCGTGGCCCGTGGCCGAGGTGGGCACAGGCCGCAAAGGCTTGGCCCACGTGCTGATAGACTACGGGGTGGAGTTCAACCTGGTCTTCGTCGTGGTCTTCGATGACAACGGCGAGATCTGGTCCATCGAGAACAAGAGGCTGCGAGCCCAAGAGAACATAACGTTCGGGAGAAACCCGTGAGCAGCGTGTGGAATTATGTGTCCGAGGGGAGGGACGCGGGCCTTGGTGGCAACTCCCTGCTCCGCTACATAGGCATGCGAGCCAATGGCGAGTCCCACAACATCGCCGAGATGTTGGCCACTCGATCCTTCCCTGGCTTTGTCACGGACGACATCTTCCTGAAAGGCAACAAGACAGGTGAGCAGTTCGCCGACTCCCCCGAACTCGGAGCTTACTATCGAAGTGTCGCTGAAGGTCAAGGTGTTTCCACCACAGGGAAAACCTACCTCTCTGGACTCGCGGCCTATCCGGGTGACCCTCGGGCCTGGGTGTCAGGGCGTTCTGATGTTCTCGCCGTTGCAAGAGAACGGAACTATAACGTTGAGGGGCTCGTTGAACATCGTGGACATGAAGTCGAGCCTGCCGCCGATGTCCCGATTGCCCAGGACATTCTCGTGCGGGAGGCCGCAAGATTTAGAGCTGAAGGAATGAAGATGGATGAGGCCATGGCCAAGGCTTACAGCCTGCGCACCGGAAGCCACGACATCGGCCAGCCCCAGCTCGTCAATGACGATGTCCCTCATCCAGAGGAGGTGCTCCGCGATGACGGACTATGAAATGCTGATGATCCATGACGGAGTCAAGTTTGCCGTCCTGGTCGCGTGTCTTTCCTTCGGCCTGCTCTGCGTGAGCATCACGATCCTGGATGTCTACTCGTTGATCGCGAGCCGCATTCGCAAGTGGTGGAACAGCCGATGAGATTTCTCACTCACCAGGATTGCGTGGAGAGCCTTCTTCGATACCTCGGCACCGCGCCGGGCGACCAGGCGTTGGCGGATATCCGATCCGCCATCGACCAGGCGTACCGCGAGGTGACCAACAAGCACACGTGGACCTACCTCTACAAGCAGGGCAGGATCAACACGGTGGGTAACTACACCGACGGCACAGTGTCCGTGGTTGCCGCCGCCCAGACGGCTACCTTCAGCCCCGGCCCCCTGCCATCCTGGGCGGCTGACGGCTATCTCCGGATTGCCACGGCGATCTACAGGCCCAACGTGGTGCTTGACCCAGTCACCATGACGCTGCTTCCCATGCTGTCGCCCGCGGCAGACATTGCGGCCACCAGCTTTATCCTCTATCAGGACAGCTACCTTCTTCCCCCTGACTTCAAGCAACAGGACACGGCTCTCTATGAAAACGCCTTTGGGGGACTCACCTACCTTCACCCCAGGGAGTGGCTGTTTGGCGAGAGGTATGTTTACCAAGCCGGCATTCCATCCGCCTTCACGGTCACTGGGGACGAAAAGTATCCCGGAAGGCTTGTCATTAGACTCATGCCATCTCCTGTTGACGCTCGAACCCTCGACTTCATCTATAAGCGTAAGCCTAGAGACCTCTCCATCACGTCCCTGATCAGCCAGGGGAACTGCACCGTCACCGCCGGATCTACGGCTCTGTCCGGCCTTGGCACAGCCTTCTCCACCAACATGGTCGGCTCCGTGCTACGCATCTACAACCTGGCCAGAGCATCGTCGGCCAGCTCCACGCAGACCCCGGTTGCCCCCATGGTGCATGAGACCCTCATTGTTGCCGCGCCGGACACTCTGGACCTCACCATGGCCGATCCCGCCCCGGGAAACTACTCCGGGGTTGCGTACACTATTAGTGACCCACTTGACATTGAATATGATTCCATGAGCACTTGCACTCTAAGGTGTTGCGAGATGTTCATCGGAATGGGTCGGACTCTGAAAGACAAGCCGAGCGCCAGGGCGCAGTTCCAGGAAGCGCTGCTAACGGCAAAGGAAGCCGACTCCAGGAGCTTCAGTCGAAGGTGGGTGGGAGACCACTACAGGCATCGCCAGAGGCTCAAGGACATGCCCCGCGGGCCCGACATGAGCTAAGGATGGATCAGTGTGGCAGCCAACAATCCAGCCGTATCGACCCAGCCAACGCAGAGCAATGTTCCCTCGGTCATTGTGCGCAAGTTCCTGGGAATGGCTCCCAATTCTGATCCTCACGACCTTCCCACGGGCGTGTCACTGCATCAGGTCAACGTCGTGTCGGGTCCACCTGGAGAGCTTCGAGTCAGACTGGGCGTAAGTCAAATCAAGTTCGACTCATGATGAGCCGCAAGGAGAGTCAGGGATGGCCGACACCAAGATCACCGGGCTGGCAGCCGGATCAGCACTGCATAGCGACGACTGGCTCGTGTACGTGGATACACACGACACGACCATGGCGGTAACGGGCACGGACAAGAAGCTCTCCCCCGCAACCCTGCTGACTGGCCTGGGCGTTATCCCTGTGTCGCAGGGGGGCACTGCGCTCACGTCGGCCGGATCTTCTGACCAGGTTCTTGGTGTTGCGCATACCGGTGGCGGACTCGAATACAAGACCATCGCCGCTGGCTCAGGTGTCACAGTAACTCCCAGCGCGGGCACCCTCACGATTGCTGCCACCGGCGGGGGAGGCTCTGGCACCGTAACCGAGGTTGATACTGGCACAGGGCTGACAGGCGGACCCATTACTGGCACGGGCACCATTGCCCTTGGCGCCGTCAGCAACAATACGGTGCTGGCCAACATAAGCGGCGGCTCGACGGCTCCTTTGCCGAACACTGTCACCGCCATCATCGACTCGGCAATCAGCTCGACGCAAGGCGTCATCCTTTACCGCGGCGCTTCAACGTGGTCAGCCCTTTCCCCGGGAACGAGCGGGCAGGTGCTTGCCACTCAGGGCGCGTCAGCAAATCCTCACTGGGTAGACGCCGCCGGGGGAGGAACAGTCACCAGCGTGACGTTCACCGGTGATGGCACGGTACTCTCAAGCACGCCGTCGAGCGCTGTAACCACATCCGGAACGGTGACTGGCACGCTCTTGAGCCAGGCCAAGAACACTGTTCTTGCTGGCCCGGCATCCGGCTCCAATGCGGCCCCAACCTTCCGGGCGCTCGGGACGGCGGATCTGCCGGTCCTGACAACGAACCTCATCTACTCCGGACGATCTGGAAACGCCGTCAGCAACGTGAGTGGCGCCACCTCACTTCTCACCGGAATCACCAATGACATTGGCAGCCTGACTATACCGGCCGGCGCCCTCAACTCTGTTGGCCGCATGCTGATGATCAGGGCTTACGGCACGTACTCCAGCACCAGCACGGCAGCCCCAACGTTTACTGTGTCCCTGGGCGGAACCACAATAGCAACTGGCGCCATGGGGACAATGACGGCGCAGACGTCAAAGTTGTTCGTGATCGACTTCGGCTACTTCTCCGTCCGATCAACGGGTGCCTCGGGCGCGATGCAGGGATTCCTTCACTTCTACACCGTCAACGCGGTAGGCACTGGCGGCAACGGCGTCATCTTCACGACTCTCAGTGGAAACGGAGCTGCGCCAACGAGCGCCACGCTAGACTTTACGGGAACCCTCGCCCTCGATATCAAAATCGCGTGGGGCGAGACTAGCAGCACGGATAGCATTCAACTCCAGCACCTCGCCGTCTGGACTCAGGGCTAATGGTCAATGTCATCTACTGTCCTACAAGGAATCGCAGTAGACAACGGCCGCGGTGTCTCGCTCTCGAACGCGCTCGTGGAGATCCCTCTCTCCTCGTCCCTGTTCACGTTCTCTTCGCTGGCGCCCGACGGGTCTGACCTGGACATCCTGGACTCGGACGGCGCCACGTCCATCTCGCACTCCCTCCGCAATTGGAACAGCGAGGTGGGGCTCCGCCTCGTTGATACGTGGCTAGCGCCGCCATCAGACGGCACTCATTCCTTCGTGTTCGCCGGCCAACTCCAGGTTGGCGATATCGGGCTGCCGAACGGACCCCATACTCTGTGGGCTGCCGGCTCCGCCCTGAACGACCCATCCCCGGTTTACGGGGAACTTTTCGTTTACGACAAGAATCACAATCTCGTCTGGTCCTACCAGGCCCCGACGAAGGATTATGTGATGTCGTGCACGTTGGGCGACGTCAACGGCGATGGCGTCAACGAGATTGCGGTCGGCTTCCGGAATGCAGAGCAGAAGGCTTACATCCTCAAGAACGATGGCACGGTGCTGTGGTCTTTCCATGGCCCCAATGGAGTCCCAAACGGCTACATCAGAACTGCCACTATAGGAAAGCTCCGCAACGACCTTCCTGGATCAGAAGTCGTGTTCGGAACGTCGGGCGGATCTGTCTCTCTTTGTGACCACACTGGCACTCAGCTGTGGACAAAAACGCTAACATATTCCTCTGGGCTCCACACGATTCAAGCTGGGATTATCGATGATCTCGACCTCTCTGGCCAAGGGTATATCTACTGCACCCAGAGCACATACGTAGTAAAGATCGACAGTCTGGGAAATATCATCTGGTCGGTGTCTCCGCTTTTCGGAAACATTTACTCGTCCTATGCTATTGCCAGTGGCCACATTACATCGACATCGACCAAGCAGATAGTAACGTCGGCGTCTGTTGAATTGCCCGGCGCAACCAATGCTGCTGGGTTCGTAGCGTGCCTTGACATCAACGGGAACGTCCTATGGACAAGGATGATCCCGTACCCATCGGCGGCCATCTCGTGCGGAGACGTGAACGGCGACGGCTACGACGAGGTGATCGTTGGGTGGGGGACAACGACGTCCAACACCACGACAACGGGATGGGGAGGCATCCTGGTTCTGGACAGGAACGGCAACGAGCTGGCCTGCACCTCGATTCCAACCATAACCGGCGCCATTCGGTTCGCCGACTACGACGGGTCCGGCACCAAGGCCATCAACGTCTCTTGCCGCGACATGCGACTGTTCCGGTACAAGTGGAATACGGGGGTCAACGCGGGCGGCACCGTTAAAGCCATCATCCCCTCGCTGGGGGCTGGCGCCGCCAAGACGATCTATTTGGCCAGGGCGACTTCTGGCATTAATCCTCCGATCGGAGATTGCACGTTCGACCTCTCGGGCGACGATGGGTCAACGCCTCCGGATGGCGATGTACAGGGCGGCTCGTGGACGATCCAGTCCCATCGCCTGACCAGCCGCGACTCCGGCAACACCTCGGCGGCCGAGGCATTCGAGTACACGTCGTCGTCGTGCGATTCATTCGAGCTTGAGTTTGACGCGCGTAAGCCCGCCCAGGGCGACGGCACGGCGGCAGACTACTACGTCGGCGTCCGATACAGGTGCAACACGTGGGGAACGCAGCGACCCAATGGCTATCTACTCATTGTCGGCGCCAAGGGCATCGTCAATCTGACTCGGACTCAGACGACGGTGGGCAACGTCGCCACGGTCTACTCCACGGCGTCCTCTGGCCTTACCTTTGGGACATCCGACGTCGTTAGGCTGCGGGTGGTGGTAGCGAGCAATGACCACTCGTGTTCCTACTCGTTGAACGGCGGGCCCTGGAAAATCCTCTATGCCGTTCAGGACACCAGTGGATCCCCGGTTACCACTCCGGGGACTATCGCTTTTGTCAACAATCGCGGCCAATCACAGTATTCGAGCATCGTACTCAAGTCGATTCCATCTGCCTACACGGTGGATAGCTCTGGCCCGGGTCCAGTCTTAACGCTTTGGCCGGCGGCCTCAATCTCTGGCCCATCGGACGGGACCGCGGGCACCCAGACCGGCCGGTTCGACGTAGACCTCACCTCGGCGGCGCTGTCGGACACCGTGATAACGATGTCGGGCACACTGGCGGGCGACCAGTTCGAGGCAACACTCGGTGGCCCACAGGTCTCCAGCGTTACCATTGCGGCTGGACAGACCAGGGGGTCTTTCTACCTGACACCAGGGACCGCAGGTACAGACCTGGTGTCATTTGTTACGGCGCCGGCCACCAGCTACTTCGGCGCGCCAGTGTCGGTTGATGTTTCGAGCCCAGGCATTCCGTTTGTGCCAGACCCCAGCGCGAACTACATGCTGCTCGAAAGCTCCGGCTACCTGCTCCTGGAGCTAAGTGACTCCGGGATGTTGCTCGAAACATTTACTGGGCCACCACCGCCACCGTTCGTTGCGTCCGCCAGTTCGTGCTACCTGCTCCTGGAAAGCGGCGGCCACGTCGTTCTTGAGGATGGCCAGTCTGCCGCCAAGCTGGAAGCCGCCGACACGATTGCTGCCTATCTGCTGACGGAGGATGGGTTTCATTTCCTGCTGGAGGACGGCGGGGGGTCCATAGCCATCGAGTCCCAGGGGGCCGCGGGAAACCACCTGGGTAGGTTCAGGCTGGGAGACGTGGTGCCAATTTCTTTTGCCATTGCGAATCCAGACTCCTACCCGGAGGCCAGGATTGCGGCCCCATACTTACTGGTACACCCGTATTCGACGGACGGCATGAACTTTCTCTGGCCCCTGCTGATCGACTCCGACTTCTCGCTGGGAGTCTTTGTGGTGACGTGCTCGTACTCGATTGGTGGGATCTCCGGGTCAACCAATGTCTCCTTCGACGTGGTGGCTGGCGGCGACCCGGGCAGCAGAGTGATCTCGCTGTTCAGCTACGAGCGCCCCGAGAGCAGATATGTGCTGGCGCAGTTGCAAGCTGGCTCGCTAGTCCAAGGCAGCAATCCTCACCCGTGAGGGACTCCAGGGGGAGGCAACAATGGCTATAGCTATCTCCAGCGGCAGATACATCAGCACTGACGCGGGCCACAAGATCTTCCAGAATGTACCGAAGGCCAGCATCTGGTACAAGATGCTGATCACGTCTGCCACCCCGGCATCCATTCCTGGCGCGGAACAATCCGTCTTCCTTGGGAAAGTCGTGTTCGATTTCTGGCATACGTTCATGCCAAGCGGCACGACGACCACGGTCCTAACCAGATTCCACCTCAATGGCGCGAACGGAAGTGTTCAGATCGACGTTCCGCTGACCATCGGGGTAGTCTATGTAGTTGGAATGACGTGGGACGGGGTGGCAGGCAACCAGACGGTCTGGATCAACGGCGTTCCCACGCGGTTCCCAGGCGGCACGATCACGGGGAACACCACCAACAATTCATCGGCGCTCTCTCTGGGGTACACCAACTCCATTCCGCCGGTTGTGTTCCAGATCGACGACCTGAACATACTGGATAACTACGCCGCCACGTCGTCTGACTTCTCCAAAATCCTCGACGGCGCCGACCCAACTACCATCGGGCCTGGCGCCACGTGGCGAGGGAGATGGACGTTCCGCGGCACCACTGACGCCACGGTCACGGTTGGCGACCCTGGGATCGGCAACTCCTACGGCGGAGGCCAGTCGCTGGCCAGCGGAGGAGACGGGTCCGACTTCATATCAGCCTCCGGTTCCGGGGCCATGGTCTACAAGGCGCCTCTGGTGTGGACACCAACCGTGGAGGCCACCCCTTATGTCGCGCAGAGCGGAAAGATTGTCGTCTTCAGGCCGTTCACGTCGACGATCAATGGGTCGCAGACCACGCCTTCGCAGGTCGTGACGGTGCCGACCATTTCGGTGAATGGCAACAGCCTTGGCGCCTTGACCAACCCGTGGTTCTCCGGCTACCACCCATTCCTGTTTTACACTACCCCTGGCAACTACCAAATCCAGCCGGGCGACACCGTCACCATATCGGCCCCGTCTGCGTGGTGCGCAACGCCTGCGGGCAGCGTAGCCGCCCTCGACAATCAGGTAATTGACAACAGGTCAGGACGCTCGTCGGTCGGCACCGACACGCTCACCAAGACAATGGCGCTAGGCATCGGGATGAACCAGGCCCCGATGCACTACAATTTCGCCTTCTACCAGCCGCTCAAGAACTGGAAGTACCTATTGAGCTGGGGCAACGGGCGAGGCGCGTGGACGACCAACTTCAACAATCTTCCGATCCAGTATCTTGGCGCTGCCAATGGACTGGACAACACGCTTGAGCCATGTCAGCCTGGCTTGTGGCTGGCTATGTGGGATGTGGCGAACACGTCTGCCCCGACAATATGCTCGTTCGGTACGCCAACTCCAGCCTCGACAACTTGTGTGGAGCGGGTTGACCTTAGGCAGAGACCGCCCGACGGCATCGGCTACGCTTGCGTGTTTGACGTCGAGAATATTCCCGGAAACACGGCTGGCGCAGGCGGGAGCTATGTCGCCAGTGCCAACGTGTCTTTCAACGTCAACGATCCGAGCGGCAACCCATCAGGAAATATCTCGAACCTCTGGATCGTAGCGCCTGGCGACTGGGACATCGTGGGCGGCGTCCCGGTCCTCGATCGCTCTAATCCGTGGGCCTTGTCGCGTCGCTACCTCGATCGAATGCCTACGAACACAGCTAGCATTCGCTGGCTGGCGTCCGGCCCCGTGGGCGGCAATCCAACATCGTTTCCACGTCCGGAAGCCCTCCAGCACAAGACAGACGAATTTTTTGGGTCGAGCATCCAAGTCACGACCAAGGTTGGATTCAGCTCGTTCGGGCCAGTGGATCCGATAGCCACGCCGTACATCTACAGCGAGTTTTTGGGAAAGCCCGGCGCGAGGGGGCAGACTTACACGGCTACGCTGGCGACTGACATCGCGACTGCGCCAGCCGTGGGCACACACGAGACATGGACGATCTCAGACGGCGCCACGGCTCCCCTCATGGATGGCCTTGAGATGAAGATCGACTCCGAGATCGTCCGCATCATCTCGGGATCCGGCACATCGTGGGTCGTTTGTCGTGGTTCAAACGGAACCACGCCGGCAACGCACTCCGCGGGCCCGCTCACGGTTTTCGGCAGGATCGCGATCACATCCATCCTCAACTCGTCCGGGACAGCCCCAAGCAATCTCGTGTTTCAGGGAACGTCAGCCACGCCGCACGGCCTGACAACCGGAAACGGAATGGGCATCATCGGCGCTCCCACGATGACCTTCACGACCGGCGAGACGCTTGCGTGGGTGCCGTTCGACATCTACGTCACAGGTCCAAACACATGCTTTGAGATGCAGCACTCGAAGTTTTCGAGCGGCGGCAAGCCAGTCACGACTTACACCACGAATCCGTCCAACACCTATGCGCTGCTCTCGTACCCCCAGAATGGAGCAAGCCTTCCCCATGAGGTAAGCGCGATCATCACGGGCCAGTTCCCGAGTGCGAACTACGTCGCGGCCATCCCACACGATGCCTGCGACGACATGATCTATACGATCGCTCGCCGCGTTCGCGATAACTTGCCGGCCGGCAACAAGGTTTTCGTCGAGGTCGGCAATGAGCCGTGGAACTCTGGGCTGGCGTCGTACTTTTATCATACGCTGGTGGGTCCGTTAATCCTTGGCTCATTATCTGTTCCGACATTGTACGTTGCCCACAGGACATTTGAAGCTTGCACCATTTTCGAGGACGTGTTCGGCGAAACAGGTCGAGCATCAGAGATCGTCGGACTCCTCAATTGCCAGCTTGGCGGGGCCGACATCGCCGCCTATCTGAACTACGCCCAGACCCTTAACGTCACGACCCCGCTTGCCATCGCGGTCGCACCGTATCTGTTTGTGGAGGCGACCACACTCAACGCATCCTACGTGAATACGATCGATGACGAGCAGGCTATCGACATGTTCACGCACGACTACTGGTACAATCCGCGCACCTACAACACCTACGTCGCAACCCAGAACAAAGCCATCGCGGCCTACAACACGGCGACCGGCAACAACTGTATTGCCACCGTCTACGAGGGCGGGCTGTCGATGGTTGTCCCGGAGATGAGCCAGGTTACGCACTACGTGCAGCGGAACCACGACTGCATCACAAACCCTAACATTCTCATAGCGTTTCAAGATTACTGCGCATGGATGCAGAAATCGGGATTCCTAGATCCCATGCTGTCGTCGTTCAGTGAGTTCTGGGAAAACGGAGTCCACGGTTACCCGATTTATAAGCACCCGTCCCAGGACCACGGGACCGGCGACGGTTCCGATGGAAAGTTCAACAACCTGCTCTGCCGGGCAAACCCTAGTTCGCCGAACTACAAGGGGTCGAAAGTCAACCAGGAAGCCAACACGGTGTCCGTCCAGGGCGAGTCGTGGCTTCGCTGGATGGCGGCGATTGGGGGTGGTGGCACGTCTAGCCCTTATCTGCTTACTGAGGACGGCAGTCACGTCCTCTTGGAGAGTGGCGACTCAGCGATTCTGGTGGAGCTGGCGTCGATTGTGGGAACGCCAAGCCCTTATCTGCTTACTGAGGACGGCAGCCATATCCTGCTGGAGAGTGGCGACTCGGCCATTCTGGTGGAAGTGCCACCAGGGGTATCCTCCGAATTCCTGATGAGCGAGGACGGGTTCAACCTTCTGCTTGAGTCCGGACTGGGTTCCATAGCGATCGAATCCTTTAATTCCCAAGGAATAATTGTCGGCGCGAACCTTGGCAGGTTCAGGCCCGGCGACGTGGTTCCGCTTGCGTTCAGCCTTGCAGCCAGGCCGGACTACAATCCGATTGCGAGCGTAACTCCATCTGGCGCCGCCGCTAATCCGTTCTCCAGAGATGGAATCAATTTTCTCTGGCCCCTGCTGCTCGATGGCCGATTCACGTTTGGTACATTTATAGTGACGTGCTCATACTCGATTGGCGGCATATCCGGTATCACGCAGTCATCCTTTGAAGTAGTTCCGGGTGGCGACGTCGGGGGCCGGGTGATATCGCTATTCAGTTATGAGCGTCCCAAGCGCAAGTATGTGCTGGCACAGTTGCAGGCCGGCTCACTCGTTCAAGGAAGCAATCCTCACCTCTGAGAGGACACCGAGCTATGGAAAGCTCCGCTGTGACCGCACCAAGGAAGCTCAGCCGCCGGCCCAGCAAGAAGGGCTCCAGCCTCAAGATCGGCGGAACGTTCTACTTCGAGTGCTACGACAAAGACGGCAACCTGAAGTGGACCGACACCGCCAAGAACATTGTCCCGAACGCCGCCCTTACCGCGTTCCTGGACATCCTTTACAGAAACCAGACGCCGGCCGCCACCCTTTACATGGGCCTGGTTGACAACTCTGGGTTCACGGCCTTCGCCGCAGGCGACACGGTGGCCTCGTCCGGCCACACCGGGTGGACCGAGGTTGTTCCTGGGACCGGCTACACGACCACGGGCACCAACCGCCTGACGTGGACCCCGGCCGCCGCCGCCTCGCAAGCCATCTCCAACTCGTCCACGGTCAACTTCCCAATGCTGGCCACCTACACGGTGAAGGGTGCGTTTCTGACCAACCTTCAGTCCGGCACGGGCTCATCTCCGACTAACTATATCGCCGCGGAGGCTGCATTCTCGGGCGGAACTCAGGCCGTGAACAACGGCGACACGCTCAAGGTCACATACACGGTGAACGCCTCCACGAGCTGACGGCTCTGGCTAGCAAGTCGCACCAAGGGGTTGGTTGGTAACTCTGCCAGCCAGCCCCTTTTTTGCTAGGAGCAAGCCGTGGCTCTGACCTACTCCGACAATTTTGACGGCGGCAGCCCGCTCTCCGGCTGGAACGTTGACGGCACGCTGTCGGCCAGCAGCGCCGGCGGCTCCCTGTCGTCGCCAGACGCGCTCCACTTGTCGGGCGGCAGCCCAGGCGCCTACTACTTTGCCACCTACGCCACGCAGGACGGCAACAGTGGAAACGTGGAGGTTGCGGGCTGGGTGCAGCTCAGCGCCACGTCGGGCGTTGGCACATGGAGCGGCGGCCCAGCGTTTCGAGGTTCGTCGGCTACGCTGGCTGCCAGCGGCACAACCCAGTACTGGGCCCGCATCCAGAATGCCCCGAAGACCGCGGCTGGCAAGTGCGTTCTCACCAAGTGGGTGTCCAATACGCCAACTGATCTGGCCACTGTCAACCTGTCCGGCGCGGACCCTTTCACGGCCGGCGACTGGTATCTAGTGGACGCCAGGGCCAGCGGATCGTCCAGCACGCTAATCAAGGTGTCCGTGCAGCGGCACTCGGACAGCATGTACCTCCAGTCCGACGGATCGTGGTCCAGCACGGCCGCCGACTGCATCAGCTACACCGACAGCAGCTCACCTCTTACCGGGCAGGGCTACTGCGGGCTGATCTTTCGGTCTAACGACGGCACGAACGTCCAGATCGACGACTTCTCGATCGCGCCCTATGGGCTCTATTTCCCAACGGTTAGCGACACGCTGACGCTGACCCCGGCGCCAACCCAGGTTCGCGACATATTCCCTGCCGCCGCCGCCACGATAACCCTGTCGCCGTCGCCGTCCGAGGTGCGAGACGCGGCCCTGTCGGCTTCTGACACGCTGACCCTGACTCCGGCCCCCGCTGCGGTCAAGGATGCGGTTGCGTCGGTTTCGGCCACGGTGACCGTGACTCCGGCGCCGGACGCCACCGCGGGGCACCCGATCTGGAGCAAGTCGGTATCCGACACACTGACGCTGACGCCATCGCCGTCCGAGGCCAGGGATGTGTTCCCGTCGGTGTCCTCTACTCTGACGGTGACCCCGTCGCCCAGGGCGGTGCGAGACTTCTTCCCGGCGGTTGCAGCCACCGTTGCCCTGACGCCGGCTCCCGACGGGGCGGTTGGCTCCGGCGTCTTTCTTAAGTCTGTCACCGACAACCTCATCGTCTCTCCGATGCCAGTGTGCATCGGCGACCACTACGTCTCCGCGGTTGACAACTTCGTTCTGCGGGACGATCCGAGCCTTGGCGTCAGCCCCAAGTACGTGTCGGTTAGCGACAACCTGAAGCTGACTCCGTCGGTGTCGCAGCAGGCTGTCCGCGGATACCCGGTGTTTGCAACCGACAACCTGGTGTTGTCCGACAGAACGTCCGCCCTGTTCAACACCAGCTGGCTAGTGTCGGCTTCCGCCAACCTGATGCTGACGCCGGCCGCTGCGGAGACGGATCAGCGAAGCGTGCTGGCGACAGCGACGGACACGCTGATCCTGTCGCCATCACCGTCCCAGGCATCCAACAGGCTTTTGCCGGTCGCGGCCTCGGCCAACCTGATCCTGTCCGCCGCGCCCAGCGAAACCGACCGGCGTGTGGCAACCGCTGTCGTGCAGGACCGACTGGTCTTCCAGGCATCCGTCTCTGAAGCCCGCGACGGCCTGGCATCCGTGGCGGCCAACCTGATCCTGTCTCCGAGTCCAGCCGGACCTGCGGACCACGGGGCGGCGGCGACCACCACCCTGAAGTTCACGCCATCGGTCAGCTCCGGCAAAGACATCTACGTCTCCGTCAGCGCCAACGTCATCCTGTCCAGCCCAGGAACCAACCCGCCGCAGAACTTCTTCGCCAAGTCTGTCGCCGACAACCTGATCCTGTCGGCATCCATCACGAAGACCACTGGGCCCAGGCAAGCAACGGACAGGCTCATCTTTAAGGACCACGTCGTCTCGGTTCTTGTGCTGGCCGACCCTGGGCCAAGCTCCATTGCCATCTCTGGCATCAGCGGGCAGTGGCCCTTCACTTACGCGGAGACGCACGCGGGCCAGGTGGTGATCGCCAACGGTGTTGATCCCATGATCATCTGGGACCCGCTGGCCGCAATCGCCCAGCCCGCCGGCATCCAGTCCCCCTCGTCGCCGTTGGCCTTGGGCGGAACAGGCGTGGGTACGATAGCTGGGCAGCGCGTGGCGTTTGTCAGGTTCCTGGACGCCAACGGGAATGCGGGGCCGCTGAGCCCGGTGTCAAACCTGGTGTCCATGGGCTACTCGCGGCCCATCGACAACCTGGTGGTCGGCGCCAACAACGCGGTCACCATCACTAGCCTTGACCACGGACTGTCCACTGGCGAGCAGGTCGTCCTGGTTGACGTGAACCTGCCGATCAATGGGACCACCACGATAACGGTGCTCGACCATGACAATTTCACCATCAGCACTCCGTCTAGTGGTCAATGGACTGGAGGGGGGTCCTGGGTCTGGGGTGTGGCAACGGTTGTCTACTCGGCGGTTCCGACGCCAACTTCTCTCCGCGTTGCTAGGCGACAGATCCTCCGCAACCTGGATGGCTCTCTCGAAGCGCTCTACGTGGACATCGACACGCCTGACGTCACGTCCACCTCTTTCTCCTCAGTGCTTACTGACGACGCTCTCCGCCTTAAAGAGTCGATCCCGCTAGAGGACAGCAAGGGCCGCCCATGGGCAAACAGATTCAATTCCCCTCCTTCGACGAAGCCGATAGTCGTCCCCTTCATGGGGAGGATCTGGGCGGCCGGGGAGATTCCGTACAACACGGGGTCGATCTCTGTGACGGCCGGTCTAAGTTCAGTGACTGGGATCTTGACTTCGTGGCCGGCGAACCTGAGTGGGCGGCGGCTATACGTGCCAGGGTCCAAGATTTCATACGGCATCACCTCCGTCGATGTTGCCAACCAGATTTTGTACCTAGACACAAGCATCGTGGGCGTGACAAACCAGTTCAGCGGCTACACCATCAGGTCGGCTCCCGTTGAACGGAAGCTGGTCTACTGGTCAGAGCCCGGTCAGCCCGAGGCGTGGCCGCCCTGGAACGCCATTGCGGTTCCCGAGGACAACGACGAGGTGGTGTCCCTGCTTGTGTTCGGGCAGGCCCTGTGCGTCATCGAGCAGCGGCACATCTACCGCATGGTCGCCACGGCGGAGCCAGAGGATGACGGCCATCTCTTCTTGATGGCCTACCGCGGTGCCTTGAACCACCGGTGCGTTGTCCTGGCCGATGGAACCGCCTATATGCTGGACGAGGCGGGCATCCACGCCTACGACGGCAACGAAACGTGCGACCCCATCAGCGAGCCGATCCAGAGCATGTTCCAGCCGGACGGCCTGTCGTACACCTACCAGCTCGACTGGACAACCGACCGTACATTATGGCATGGCGTGCTGGACGCCACGCGGACGACGATACGCTGGTTCGTCGATTTTCTTGGCCAGAGTCAGCTTACCCATGCAGTCTGCTACAACTACCGAACAAAAGCCTGGTGGCTCGAACAGTACCCCTTTCCCGTTACAAGCTCTTGCACTGGAACTGTCGGATATCGCCGAGCAATTACAGGCACTGAGTGCCGACGAATCATCTCACTCTTCGACTCCGTCAATGGAGACCTCGCTCCACCTGGCGGCACAATGCGCGGAACTGTCACGGCGGTTAGCGGAGACGGCTTTACGATTACTGACGACAGCGCGTCGTTCAACGTCGTTCCAGGCTCCCCCCTCACCATCACTTACGCCGCAGATGGAAGCCGAGATACACAAACAGTTTCTTCGATCACCGCCACCTCGATCACGGTTGTTGATGGATTCAGGGTCACGCCTCAGCCGGGCGATTCTTACCAAGTTTCAGGAATTACCTGGGAGTGGGAGTCAGGGTGGCTAGACGTCACGACAGACGAGGTGTCGGCGGCCAGCGACATCATCCTGTCGTACCTGCCCACGAACAACCCGGCCACCGTGGACATGACGGTCTTCAACGACCACGACAACAATCCGTCAACCTACGCAATGGACTGGGCGCAGGATGGCGTGACAATCCATGCAGGGCAGACATTCGCCACTTTTGACCTTCAGGCGACCCAGCCTACGGCAGGCTATCGCGTGTTCCGCAGGGCCAGCCACGCCGAAGAGTACGCCTACGGCCACAAGTTCATGCAGTTCGAGCTTCGCGGGGTGACCAATCAGGACGCCGTGAGGCTGTACCAGATCAGCGTGTTCAGTGCCAGCACGAGCTATTGATCAAGGGGAGCCAATGGCATCCGTGAGCCACCTGGAAATCTTGAAGAATCGCGGATTCGACCCAAAGACGTGCATAGACATCGGAGCCTACATGGGCATGTGGGCTGCCAACTGGAAGACCATCTTCCCGAAATCCAAGGTCCTGATGATAGACCCCCTGGATTCCGTTGAGCCCATGCTTTCCTCGATGGCCGAGAAGTACCCAGACGACTTCGCCTACGAGAAGGCTTTGCTCTGGCGATCGTCCGGGGTAATGGCGCCATTCTATGAGATGGACACAGGGAGTTCCATCCATGAGGAATCCAGCCATTTCCCGCGGTCCCGCGCGATGAAAAGAACCGAGACGCTCCACGGGATTATCGAAAGGCACCCAGAATTCAGGAGTCCGGACTTCATCAAGCTGGACACACAGGGCTCAGAGCTAAGCATTCTGTCCGAGGAACGCGAGGTAGTGTCGCGCGTGCGTGCCGTGCAAATCGAAGCGTCTCTGGTTCCTGTCAACAAGAGATGCCCTCTCATTGGCGCTGTCATCGCGTTCATGGAAAACCGCGACTTCGTTCTCAGCGACATCTTCGACGAGAACCGAATGAATGACGGCACGCTGTGGCAGGTGGACCTGATCTTCGTGAGGAGAGACTCCGGCCTTGAGGGGCCAAGTGCACTGACTCCGGAACTCTGGACCTGACGGCCGGGCCCGCCGCACAGGAGGTGCGACGTGTGGGGAATCTCTGACCCAGGACGCCTGCTCAAGAAGAAGTGGGGCAGCGCCTACGAGCTGGCCCTGGAGCTTTACTCCATGGCCACAGGGGAGCAGCCAGGCGCCGCCGCGTCTACGGCTCCCGCGTCGCCTGGAGGTAGCCGCGGCGTTGCCGCGGTTGAGCGTGCCCACGCCGAGGCACCCACGCAGGAGCAGCGACGGATCATCATCCAGGCCATTGAGCAGGCCGGAAGGACGCGGGCGCCGGCAGTTGACTACACGCCACCGCCGGGCACCCCCGGCCGCGTGGCTTCAGCCGTGGCGCAGGAGGCTGCCGGCGTCCTTGAGCGCATGTCCGAGTCCATTGAGCATGCCGTTATAGGAACGGCCGTCGATCAGTCCGTGGACTGGATAGGCAAGAAGGCGTCAGAGCTTCTCGGAGTACCCGACCAGAAGCCCGACCAGCCACCTCCGCAGATCCCTCGCCTCCCGCTGACCGCCGGTTCGTCTCCGCTGCCACTGTCTCCAACGAAGCCTCCGCGGCAGGCCGAGCCAAGGCCGGTCCAGTCTCAGTCGGCAGGCCCCGGCATCAAGCACGGAACCGACTCTCCGGCCACCGCCGGCCCGTCCCAGGTCCGGCCAGTGTCCACCTCTCCCATCTGGGATCGCGACCTGGACACCGGCCCCGTTGGCGGCCCGCTAGAGTCCACGGACTTCACCTCCGAGCCAGCACCGCTCAACGCAAGCTATCCTCCCGACGCACAGGTCGTCATCGACGAGGCCACCGACCACCCACTCTACCCCACAGAGCTGACGCCGAACCGCATGACGCCTCTGGCCTGGGCTAACCCAAAGACAAAGCTGGTCTTCCTGGACACCGCGGTTACCGCGGCGTCTGGCGTCTACACTGGAGCAGGAGACAGCAGCGACACGTTTAAGCCGGGCAGTGGCCACGCTAAATTCCTGGACTTCTACTCCGACGGGCCAAACGTCTACCCCCAGGATGAGCCGTCGCCCGTCTGGTCCATGTGCCAGTTCCCCATGCAGTACATCTTCGCCATCGCCCACAACATCGGGGAAGACTGGTGGGTGTGGCCCGCGGGTGGAACCGTTGTGGTTACCACCCGTACAGGAGGCATATCGGCGTCCACTGGCGCGGCCCCTGGCAGCGGCACGTGCGACCTCACTCCGTTTTACAACGGATCATACCAGAACGCTGGCAGCGCCACGGTCTACAGCGACATGTCTGCAACGGTTGGCTCCACATCGGGAACCAGGGTTGTGTGCGGAGTTGACGGCAATGGCTACCTCCACGCCGTGGCGGAGGCTTGCTCCTGATGGGCGCAATCAAGTGGAGTCCAGGGTGCAAATGCTGCGGCGAAGTAGGAGGGGGTGGGTGTGGACCACCCTGTTCGGCCTGCGGCGGCATTCGTCTTCTTGAGGGCGGCACCGCCACGGATGACAACGGCACCTGGCCCATAAGCTCTATCGCGTGCGTCGCAGTCGATAGTGACCCCAGGATTGCTGGACGAATTGATTCGGGCTTCGGCGGACCATGCGGACCCTTGGGGGAAACTTTTGAGGATTTCCCTCTGTTCTGCACCGGAGTTCTGACCTTCGAGACGCGAATATTTCGCGCGGGTAACCCTTGCGATGTACCCGCCACGCAACCCTATGTCATTGGGTTTTGGTGCAACAGCGACGGAACCGTGGGCATTGGGCTTGCAATGCCTCCCACGTTGAACTGCGGCCTTGATGCCGACTGCATACTGGTGTACAGCGGCGTCTACTGCATGATCGCGCAGAGCCGCAATGTGGCTGCGACGTGCAGCGACGGCATACTCACCGCCACGGCAACCTTCTCAGACTGGGTGGCCCCCCCGTGCGAATCACTGGCGGTTCCTACCCACAGCATCACGGTTTCCATCCCCATAGAAAACAACGACCCCAAGGTGTGCTGCACGCCCTGTCCGATCCCGCAGCAAAATCTCAAGGGAACACTGGTGGACTCCTTTGGGGGCCACACTCCGTTCACGGCAGTCTACGATGGGATAAGCACGTGGACTGGCACCGTCTCTACGCAAAGCTTCGTGCTTGATTGCGACGGCGGTCAACTGTCGTTTTGCCTTCACGATTCATCCAAGACTCCCGACCCAAACTGCTGCACGACAACCGGAGACTGGTCCATTGCTGCGTACTCCTGTCTTCCGTTTCATCTCGACTTTCAGGCGTCCCCGACCGTAAACATGTCCCACGACTGCGCGTGCTACCAGGAGCCGGCCACCTGCGGCAGAGGCAATGGTCCGCCGCTTTATCCCCACGTCTATTTCGATTACCCATGAACCCCAAGTGCCCAGCTTGCCCAATTGAAGTAGAGTGTCGCTCTTACCCGCACCTGTGCGAGAAGATGGGCCAGTCTCCGGAGAAGTACCGGAAGATCCTGGATTCAGTGAACAATCCTGGGAGGCAAATTTTAGTCGCGACGCAAGCCGCCACCCCCAAAGGTCTTGTCCCGACACCAAAGGCGATGGCCCTCGCCAAAGCGTCTCACTCCTGTCGCCATTTGGTAAAACAGTGTGGGTGCGCATGGGGAACATGCAGAAAATATAACCGCGTCGTCGCGCAGACCGAGTGCATGGATTGCATAGACAGGGGGTTGAACACATGAATGCAAAAGTCGTCTCCGAGCCCGTCGCCAACGAGAAACCCAAAGAGGATGCGGACGACCTGAAGGGGCTGGCGCCAGAGGATGCGATCGCTGTGGCCTATGGCCAGCTTCGTGAGTGCGACTCGGAGCAGAGGCTCTGGCTGCTAGCTCTCACCAAGTGTGCCGACTCCATTGCAATCAGGACCGACAACGACCCAGAGGCGTCCGAATACGACAGGGCGGCGGCCTGCCGAGCCGTCTACAGGCGAATCGCCCGCATCTGCGCCTCCGACCTTCCCGCGATCAAGGGCGACCGTTTCGGGGCCTAAGCCATGCCGGACCAAGCCGCAACCGAGGCAATGGACAGGGCGACGCAGATCGCCATTATGAACCTGCGCACCCAGTCCGTGATCTACACGTCCATGAAGAATAGCTTCTTCATGGCGCAGCAGACCGAGATCACCATCGAGGAGACGGATACGATCGAGGGCATTCAGGCTCAGGCGGCCCTGCTGGTTGGCAGCTACCAGGACCAGGCCACGCTGAGCGCCGCCAACTCGGGGGCAACAGCCACGATCGTGTCCGCCAACCTCTACTCGACCTCCGAATTGCAGGTTGCCGGCTACCAGGTTGCCAACATCTCCGCCGAGCAGCAGGCCGAAGTGGCGTCCATCTCCGGCCAGGCCACGGCACAGTCCGGCGGCATCACCAGCGAGGCCGGAATCCGCGCCGCAGGCACGTCGGCCCAGGCGTCCGCACAGGCGGGGCAGGTCACCGGAGAGGCGGCAACCGACGTAAGCCGCTACGCCTCGCTGGCCACGCTGCACTCCAACGAGCTGGCCACGCGCGGCAGCATCTACAGCACCCAGGAGCAGGTGCTGGCCGGCATCCAGTCGGCGGAGATCGGCGGCATCGCCACCATTCAGGCCAGCACCACGGCCCAGCTCGCATCTCTGGAAGCCGCCAAGACGTCGGCACTAGCCTCTGTCCGTATCGCGGAGATCAACTCGAACGCCAGCATCGACGTGACTCAGATCACGGCAGATGCCGCACAGCAGGCTTTGTCAACCATCCAGTCGGCGACCGCGCGGGCCCAGGGAACCGACACCTCAGCCGACATCCGCGCCGCCGGCATTGCGGCTCGCGCGACCATCGACGCCAACTCGCTGGTCAACATCGCCCTGGTGCGCGAGAGCATCGATCTGTACGTCGCAAACTCAAGGCTGATGGCGACAGAGTATGTTGCCGACCAGGACTACGCCGCCACTGTCTTCGTTGCCGACCAGAGAGCCACGCTGTCCAACTTCAGCGCGGACCTCAAGCTCTCCACCACGACCACTACCAGCGCCCAGTCCCTGGCCGGCACGCAGTACACGGCGACCCAGGATCTCAATCGCGCTGTCGCCGTGGCACAGACAAACCTTGTGGCCACCGAGTACGACGCCGATCGGGACTATGACGCCGTGGTTAGCCGGGAGTACAAGGAAGACCAGATCGTCGCCCAGAGGCTGGCGTGGGAGAAGTCCGGCTGGGACCAGGTCATCCCGAAGTTCAACGCCACCAAGATCACGCCGCAGTATCCTCCAGGCTGGAGTGCGGCCGTTCCGCTGGTCTACCGGCGGACGCCCATCACCCAGCGTCAGCTTCAGCAGAAGATCAACCGCACCATGGCCGCTGCGGAATCGGCGTTCCTTGGCCAGTTCCGAGACGTTGTCGGGGAATCCACAGGCCGCGGAGTTGGCGCACTGAGCCCGGCGGTTGAGGCCAAGCGGTTTCAGATCATGGGCGACAAGATCGAGCAGCAGGGCGACGCTGTTGCCCAGATCTACGCAGAGTACGCCGAGGCGGTCAGCAAGGCCATTGTCAAGAGCGGAGAGGGGGCCATCGGCGTGGCGGAGGGCATCAGCAAGGCGGCACTGGCCGCCGAGGATAACGCAGTGCGTCGGCAGGTTGGCATCCTGGAGCAGGCCGCGGCCATGGTGTCGGGAGCGTAACATGATTCAAGCCAACTGGACGGCGATTGTCCAGGCCGCCACGCAGGAGATGCAGGCGGTCCAGGACGCAGAGGATCTGCACCTATCCGACCTCCTGACTGCCCAGCAGTTGCTGGCGCAGAACAGGGTTGCGCTGGCCCAGGCCGACGCGCAGGTCAACGTGACCGTCGAGGCCAGTCACGCCTTCGCTCACTCCCAGGCGGCTGCCTACCGGGCCTCTGGCGACATTCAGGCGGCCACCATCTCATCGCAGACGCGGTCTCTGGTGGCGTCCGAGGTGTTTCCGGCCAGGTCTGCCGCCGCGCAGGCCATCTCCCAGGCCCGCATCGCCGCCGAGTACACCCTTGTGTCGGCTCGGGTTGCTGCCGCCGGAACGACCACGAACGCCGATGTGGCCGCCGCGCAGCTCATGGCAACCACCCGCGTGGCGGCTGGCCAGAGCGTGGCGACCGCCATGGTGAACGCCGAGTCGGTGGAGGTGTCGGCGAGGATCGCGTACCTGAGCACAGAGTACGCCGCCCGGATCACCGTCGCCGGCACCCTGGAGACGGCGAGGCTAGCGGCGGAGCAGACGACCAGCACGGCGGTGATTGCCGGGAGGACCAACACCGACGCCGCCGAGGTGGCTGCCGCGCAGTCCGTGGAGGTGGCGTCTATTGCGGCGAACACCAGTGTTAGCCAGGCCAGGATAGCCGGCTACTCAACGGTGGCTCAGGCGCAGATTCAGGCGGCAACCATCGGGGCGTCCGCCCAGATCTACGCGGAGACGTCCGACCAGAACGCCGCAACGGCCGCGGAGACTACTATCGTTGCTGCTCGACTCCAGGCCGCGGGAGAGGTGGCCGACGAGCAGGCGGCCGACCTGGACGCCGAGGGCAGGCGATACACGGCTGACAGGCAGCTTGCCGGACGCGAGTACACGGCGACCAGCGAGCTGACGTCGGGCGAGCACTCGGCCAGCCAGCAGTCAGCCGGAGACCTACTGGAATCGGCGAACCACCTGATCGGCGTGCAGTTCACCGCAGATCAGAGCTACGCCGCCGGCACTCAGGTCGCCACCATCAACCAGACGGCCAGCGAGTACGCCAGCGACCAGCATCTTGCTGGAGTCCAGTATTCCACGTCCGAGTCGATCATCAGGTACGGCGACCGGATCAGCTTTGCCTCTGATCGGTTCAACGAGGTCTGGCCCTACGTCTCCGGCATCCTTAACACGGTTCCTCCGGCGCCAGGCACTCCAGGCATCATCTTCCCATTCCCTTCGGTCGCAGCCCGCGGGGCCGCCAGTGTCGCCGAGGAAGACGCAAACGCCAGCGCCATATCAAATCAAGGGATTACCCTGTCTTCACTTGCGTCCAATGATTCCCTGTCCTACCTTCTAGCCAACGGGTTCGGCGCAAGCTCGCCGCTCAGCCAGGCCCTGAGTCTTGGGTACACTAATCATGGACTCAAATGTGCCATCAACTCTTCTTCGGGCTATCGCCTGGCGTTGGCTCAGATCAACGCGGACGTCCTGCTTGAACAGCAGCAGACAGCGGCGGACGCCTTCCTGAAGCAGCAGATGGTTGCAGTCGAGAGTGATGCCAACCTAATGAGGAGACAGGTTGGACTACTGGGCGCGGCAGCGAAGATCACCAATATCTCAGGATGAGGCCAAGCCAATGCCCGACCCCATGGACCCCAATCACCCGCTGAACGCCCAGGGCCGCATGGTCGGCACCACATCTTACGCCGACGACACCATTGCCCAGCAGGTGGCAGCGAACCTCCAGAAGTGGCGCGCCATGCAGGCGTCTGGCCAGGGCGCCGGCCCCAGCCGAAACTACAACGCCTACGGCCAGGTCGCCAGCAACTGGGACCACGCCAATCATCCGCTCAAGCCGCTTGGACCCGAGGACCCGCACGCATTCTTCCGCCAGGCTTCCGCCAGCATGGCCAAGTTCGCTCCAGGCGGCATCCTCGGCACACAGAACGACCGAGTGTCGGCGCCGGCGCCGGCCGACTTTGCGCAGGCTGGGCGAGCAATTGGCCACGATGCCTTCCGCGATGCGTTCGCCAACCGCTTCGAGCCTCCCGGCGCCATGGGCCCGCCAGCGCCAGCCATGGCCGGTCCAGTTCGGCCGCCAGCGCCGCCAGCCCAGGCTCAGGCCGCCCACCCGCAGGGCCTCATGGCCACCATGGGCGGAGCACCCATCGTCGTTCCCAAGGGCGGGCCTCCGCCGCTTCCTCCTGTTGGCATGCCCAAGCCAATCACCATGCAGCATCCTGAGCCCAGCATGGCACACTACGGCCTGGTGCGCCAGCAGAGGCGAGACAGGATTGCGGGCGGCAGAGCGTATCAGGCCGACATGGCACAGGCGCGGGCTTTCCAGGCCATGAACCAGCCCCAGGTTGGCGGCATGATGGGCAGGTTCGCCATGCCTGGATTCCGTCTCCAGAACCCTCTGGCCACCAATGATCCTGCCATGCGAATGGCCATGGCCGGGATCAACGACGCGCTTGCAGCCGACAAGGAGCACTCGCGACTCCAGAACGAATTCATGGCCGACGCGGTAAAGAGGGGCAAAGCCCAGTTTGATCCATCCATCGAAGACAGGCTGGCCAAGGGAGTCATTACGTTCGAGCAGGCGGTCGCCGAGCAATCACAAAGAAAGATCATGGCCGGCAGAGCTGGCGCCGGGAATCCAGGAGGCTCTCCGACGGACGCTGGACTCAAGCCGGTCGATAATCAGGTCAAGGCTCTGCCGCCCGGAGTGACACCGACCGCAATGATCAGCGCGGAGAACGACGGAAAGCCCCAGGCAAAGTTCCCCGTGGCCGGCGGCCTGCCACCAAGAACGGATTTCGCCCATATGACAGGTAGGGATTTCCCTGACCTGATGGGTGACGCCAGGACCCCCGAGGAGGCGTGGCTGAAGTCCGCAGTTCTCATGGGCCAACACCCTGAAGCAAAGGATTTGTTCATGGGCCTGATGGGGGAGAGGTTCGGCCAAGACCCCGTAAAGCGGGCGTTCGCCCCTGCGGTGCAACACGAGAACAACCTGCTGCTAAACCTGTTCGGCAACAACTCGCTTGCGCAGCGAGAGCGCGCCAGATGGGCAGGCAACCCCGAGACAGTTCCTGGATACAAGTCGCCGCCTCCGAATTACTTCGGAGGTCCGGCCGGATACTCACCTCCACCGTTCAGTCTCTTCCGCTAACAGGAGGCCAGGATGGCATTCCCACCCAAAGACAAGAAGCCGGCCAGCAAGAAGCCAGCCGGCCCACCCAAGGCCCAGCCCACCGAAGAGGGCATGCCGGCGGAGGGCATGCAGCCCCCGCTTCCCTCTGGCCCCGTTAGCCCAGACATGCAGGGCGGATCGGTTGCTCCGCCGAACCCAGGCGAGGGCATGGATCCCTACGAGGCCATGATGGGTCTTGGCCAGCCCGGGCCTCCGTTCGCAGCCATGGGCATGCAGGGCGGAGGCATGCTGCCTCCCAGCTTCGGCCCGGCCACTGGAGCCGGCGAGCCTGACATGGACGAGGACGCCTACGTCACTTCGCTCCTGGGTGGCGGTGGATACGCCCAGCCACCGGGTCCTCAGATGATGGGCGGCTTCGGCCAGGCTACGCCAGGCATGATGCCTGGCCCCATGCTGATGCAGCCTGGCATGCCCGACCCCTACGCTACCATGCCCGGCGAGCCCGACCACGCGCTCGATGGCGTTGGACCGGAAGACCCGAAGATGGGTTTGACTGAGCTGCTCAACCTCCTGATGCTGGCTCACGCCGGAGTTGGTGGCGGTGCACGCACCAGCAGCGGCCTAGTCCCCGAGCCGCGCACCAACACCATGATGGGGCTGGGGCAGGTCGGTCAGCAGTGGTCTCAGTATTGAGGAGCTTAGCACTTATGAATCCGAGAGACGTCAACCTCTACAACGTCGATGGTACGGTTCTCGTTGCCACAGTCGAAGTGCCAACATGGCCCGAAGGCTATCAAGACGTGATCCTATACCAAGATCATTTTTACCTGTTCAAAGACTCGGCAACGTACTGGGAAGCCAAGGTTGTCACGGTGCTTTGAAATAGGAGTCTGCCATGTGGGACAAGGTCATGGATGGCCTGGACTACCTGGGAAGCTCCCTGGACAAGCTGGGCAGCCGCGAGCTTCGCGGAGCACTGACCGGCAAACCCAGGGAGCTTCTCTCGTTCGTCCCCTTCTCGGATGAGCTGGGCATCACGAACCCGCACGACGTGTCAAGTGGCCGCGATGTCCTGGACTACCACGGCATTCTCGGCAAGGACGACAACAGCCTGGGCGCCCACCTGGCCGGCGCCGCCACCGAGGCCCTGCTCGACCCAGCCTTGCTTGGGCTGGGTGCCGCCAAGGCTGCGCCACGCCTGGCCAAGCGGTGGAACATCCTTGGCGACCTGTCCACTGGAGAGCGGCTAGCCAGCAAGGCTGCCCGCGAAGGCGGCTACATGAAGTTCCCCGCTTTCCCGGGAGAGAGCAGAGAGCTGAACAACGCGGCGGACTACCTTGGTCCAGGGCACATGCCGTCCAGACATCTCGACCTCATTGAGAGCGGCACTTTGGCTGGCACATCTGCCGCCGCCATGGAGAACAGAAACCCCGGCGACCTGAATAGGGCTCTAGCGGAGATCTCACCAAACGCCAGGCATGCTGGCACCGGCGCGGAGGCCGTGGTGTTCCGGCAGCCAGGCCATAGCCCTATGTCGCACTGGGCCACCAGGGTGGGGCCTGGGCGAGGGCTAAGCGAGTCGATCCCCAGCAGAGCCAGCATACCAGAGGTTCTCCAGCCATTCCGTGCCAACATATACGGTGCAACAGGAACGCCGAACTCATTGTCGGTGGAGCATCTGCCGTGGGTCAGCCCAGTGCTAATGGGCGGCGGCGAAAGCGAGAACATGAGAATGCTTGCCAGGTCGCTGGAGAACTCCGGGCGCAATGCTCAGGCCAAAGAAGTCAGGGACCTGCTCATGGAAAACCTCTTCGGCTCCGCAGATCTTGGCGAAGAGATGGGCAGGCACGTCAATCTGAAGTATGGCGGAGACCTAGTTGGCTCAGATCTCGCCAACGAAGCGAATGTTGCCTTTCTTGGAGACGTTGGCAATCCCAGGATTCTCACTCATGACCCAACCGCCATTGTCCCCAGGGGGATTGCTAACAGGTGGCCCAGGGATCTCCAGCTCAACCCGGAGGCCAAGCAGTTCAATTTCCTGCCCCCGTTCACGCCTGGCAGGCCAGGCGATGCGATCATGGAGCAGGCGCTCAGCATGGGTGCCCCACATAAGATCGAGCAAGCGCTTGAATACGGCGCCATGCACGGGCACGAGGGCCAGGGCATTGTGCCCACTGGCAAAATGATGGAGCATTTCCTAAAAGCCACGCAAGCCAGGGCCAGGCTAGACGAGATATATGGAAACATGGCGCCGCAGATCCTTGGAATGACAGCGCCTTCTCCCGTTGCTCCAAGAGGATGGGCCTCTGTCTAAGGATGACCCATGTCCCGCATCCAGTTGCCAAGCCTCAGCATGCCGTCCCTCGAAGACCTGGCCATGGGCTCCCACTTCGGCAGGCCGCAACAGGAGTACAACCGACCTCTGCCTATCCCCGAGGCGGAGGGCTACGGCGAGCAGCTACGCGGCATAGGTGCCAGCGGGCTGAGCCACCTGTTCGGCGTGCTAAACAAGCCGGGCCGGGCGGTGCGTGGCCTGCTCGGAGGGAAGCCCAGAGAGGCGCTGTCCATCCTGCCGCTATCTGACAGCCTGGGCATCACAAACCCGAAGGATGAAGTCACCGGCGAGCATCTCAACGAGCACCTGGGAATCAATAGGGACAACTCCTGGGGATCATGGGGCGCGGGGCTGGCCACCGAGATCCTGACTGATCCGCTGACCTACGCCAGCTTCGGAGCCAAGCACGCGCTGACCGCGGCCGGCAAGGCGGCATCGAAGGCTGGAGAGCTGAACAAGCTGAGCCGAGCCGAGACAATCGCCAAGGGCTATGGCGGGCTGGTCAAGTTCGGCGTTCCGTTCACCGAGCATCAGGCCGTGCTCGGCACCGGCAAGACGGCCGAGGGCATTGCGGGCCTGATGGACAAGGCCGGACACACGGCAATCACTAGCACGCCTGGCGTGGCGGCCAGCCGCCTCTTCGACTCCACGGTCAACCGGGCCAGCGGCAAGTTCACGCAGATGGCGCAGCGACTGGTCGGACATCCTGGCAGGCAGGAGCTGCACGCCGCAACCAGAGACGCCGACTACCTGAACCGGCTGGCCGTTCACGACCTGTCCGCCGCAGGCCATTCGCAGGAGGACATCGGCAGGGCCATGCGAATGGCGGTCGGCAACATCCGGCCTTCCTCTGTGCTGCCGGTTGACCCCGCCCTATGGAACGCCGTGCAGCCGCACGCGGAGCGGATACGCGCCTCGCTCCAGGAGATGCTGAAGAACGAGCAGGCCAGGGGCGTGGCGACCAGAAACGTAAACGAAGCGTTCGAGCAGCTATACACGCCAAGGCAGATCAACGCCAAGGTTCCCTCGGGAGTCCAGTCCGGCAAGACGAACCCACTGTCCGTCAGACATGGCAGCACCATCATGAGGAAGGACTTCGCCCGCAACATACCCGGAGGCGACGTCATGTTCGACTACCTGTACCAGCATCCGGAACTGTCCGGCAAGACCGCTGCCGCGGCCCTTGCGCCGGCGGACAGGGAAGCCAAGATACTGGAGCTGATGCAGAAGCACCTGACCGAGACCGGAGTTGACACCACCGGCAACATGCCGTGGCGATCCGGAGGCCAGTGGAAAGAGATCACAATGCAGGAGGGGCTGGCCAAGAAGGCGGCCCAGCTACGCCGTGTGCTGGCCAAGTCGGGGGACATCACTCCGAAGTCTCCGTTTTACGACCCCAACTGGATTGGCGTGCTGGAGAACCGGGCCAACCGCCACGCCAGCGCGGTCCCCAACGCCGACGCCCTCTATAAGTTCCTGAACCTCACGAAGTCCGCGGCCAGCAAGACCCCAGGCGGAGTCACCGTGGACAAGCTGATGACGCAGCTATCCGGCAAGAATGCCGGAGGGCTGATCGACTTCCCAGCTACCACCACCGGGCAGGAATGGCGAGGCCGGTCGCGTCAGGCGCTAGAGGCGCTGGGCGTAGACCAGGCGAAGATCGACCGCATTGCCGCGCTCAAGAACCCAACGCGAGGCGCACAGCGTATCCTCTCGAAGTACGCCGTCACGCCGAAGCAGGCCGAGGAAGTCCTGGCCAACATGCAGGGCTGGGCCAAGCCGCCCGATGAACTGAAAGGCGGCCTGAACATCCTGGATGCCGTTAACAACATGTTTCGATCCCTGGCCTACCCGATTTGGCCGGCGTCCCACGTCCGCAACGTGGCCAGCGGTGCGGTCCAGGCCGGAGCTGTAACCGGAACCGGACCAGGCAGCCTGCTCAAGGCCAAGAACCTGCTGACGGACCAGTCCACAGCGGCCGATCTGGCCAAGATGATCCCTGGTTTGCCGGCCGGGCTCACCGACGAGGAGGCCAGGCACTGGGTTAAGCGGTCGGCCTACGCCCACGGCAACATCGGCTCGCATCTGAATGCCGCCACCGAGCTGTCGAGTGGAGTCGCGACCATCCCCGGCGCCGGCAAGACGGAGCTGCCCGCATTGCCTCTCGCCTACCAGCCAGGCCCATTCAAGAACGTGGCGGCAGACACGGCGAACCTGTGGGTCAGGGGTGGACTCGACACTCTTAAAGGCGTGGCCAAGAGCATGGCCGGAGGCCCGCCGGCCTTCGAGATGCAGGGCGTGCCCAGGTTCAACCTGTGGGACAAC